ATATCTAATATAGATATATATAGGCGTGGAATAGAGAAAGAATAGAGAAAAGAGAATAGATAAGAAAAGAGAAAGAAAAGAGATATTCGTATGACTTCGACTTCTTATAAAAAAGCTATTCCTATAAATGTATAAATGATCTCTATATATAACTTAAATGTATAAATGCATAGAGATCTCATTTATACATTTAAGCAAGAACAGACATAGACCAGATAACCTAGAGACAATGTACAGGAACACATATTACGCAAGCGGGAATTGAGAAAAACTATCTGATGACTGTTGATAAGGATAAGGATGATAGTGATAAGGATAAGAAGGATATGTTGTAGCTTCTGGTTATGGCATTGTGTATTAGGTATTGTGTATTAGCAGTTGTTTGTAGTTAGTGTCTGAAGAGTTCTGTTTAATGGTTAGTATAGGGGGTATGGCTTGTATGTTTTGGAGTCGGTATGTTCCTATACATGACAAAATTTTTTCTGAAATTAAAACTTTCTAATATGCGCTATATATATATGCTTGACATATATACTCTATGAGTCCATATTACGGAGGTAATTACTAAGTAATAACATTCTTACTAGTAACTTACTCATTCTTACTAGTAAGAATGGGTTATAATTAGAGAATATATATTAATAATAATATAAAGATCTTAATACTTAGTATATTATTACTAAACAATATATTAATATTAACCTTATTAGTAATATTAATTATAAATATATAGTTATTTTATATTACTTACTTACTCCTCACTTATAGTGGGATAAGGAGTAAGTAAGTAATATAAAGATATAATAATATAGAGAGATATAATATGGGTGCTAAGAGAAAACCTTACGATACTCGTCCCATAGACCATAGAAAGAGTTTGGTAGCTGAAGCTCTTGAGGAATGGGGTACGGTTCGCATGGCATGCAAAACGGCTGAAGTGCCACATTCGACCTACCGTCAGTGGCTCATGGATGACCCTGAGTTCTCGGTAAGTATAGACTTAGCCCGTCATGCTTTCGCTGAGTCGCTTGAGGAGCTAGCCCTTGAAAGGGTAAGGAACCCTGAAAAGGGTAAGGGGTCTGATGTATTGCTCCTTGGGTTATTGAACGCCAATATGCCGCAGAAGTACAGACCGCAATTAGCTTTGAACGAAGATAGTGCCAAGGAGCTTATCACTGAATGGCGCAAGGCTGCCAAAGAGATAAAGAAGGATAAGCCAGCCCAAGATGAAGCCGTTCTGAATGAGGATGTAGAGAAGACGCTTGCGGAGATTTTGGAAAAGAAAGGAACAGCTCCTAAGGAAGAAAAGAAACAAGAGTGACAACTACAGCTAAAGGGCCTGATATACGTGATTACCTTTTTCAAAAAGTTGGCTTCACGCCTACGGACGAACAGAGGGTTATTCTCAACTCACCCTATAGATTCAATCTCGTCGCAGGTGGAGAGCAGGCAGGCAAATCTCTTATCGCAGCGAAGTATTTACTTGGAAGATTTGCTGAAACGGATCAGCGAGGACTGTACTGGCTTGTCGCAGCAGACTATGAAAGGACAAGAGCGGAGTTTGAGTACTTACTTGCCGACTTTAGTGCGCTTGGCATCCTCAAGGAAGCGTCAAAACGGGTTGATCCTGGTCACCTTACTCTTGCTGATGGGACGAGAATCGAAACAAAGAGTGCAAAAGATCCGAGAACCCTTGCTATGAGAGCACCAAACGGCATTATCGGTTGCGAAGCCTCCCAGTTGGATATGGAAACGTTCTTTAGATTGCGTGGCAGGTGTGCTCCTAAGCGGGGCTGGATGTTTTTGGCAGGAACTTTTGAGGGATCGCTTGGATGGTACCCCCAAATGTTTACTGCATGGGCATCTGGTGCTGATAAAGAGGCTAGAGCCTACTCGCTACCAAGCTATACGAACAAATATCTCTACCCAGGTGGAGCTACTGACCCAGAAATATTACGATTGAAAGAAGTGTCAAGTGATGACTTCTTTATGGAACGTATCGAAGGGAAACCCTCGCCTCCTAAAGGGCTGGTGTTTCCAGAATTTAGACCCGATGCCCATATAGCTGAGGTGAAATATGAACAAGGTGAAGCAGTCCACATCTGGATGGACCCAGGTTATGCTGGAGCGTACGCCGTTGAAGTGGTTCAAATTATTGGCGAACAAATTCGTGTCATTGACGAGATCTACGAACAAGGGCTCGTCACAGACGAAATCATTGATATCGCAAGATCAAGAGAGTGGTGGCCCGATGTCAAGTTCGGGGTCATCGACATCGCAGGAACGCAGCACCAAGCAATGGCAGCCCCCGCAGAAGCGTGGCTTAACCAAACAGGGCTCTACTTATCCTCGCAAAAGATCAAAATCAACGAAGGGACAGAAAGACTCAAAGGGTGGCTGAGGATGAATCCAAAGACTCATGCCCCACGTATTGTATTTAACCCTACTTGTCATGGTATCCTGTCAGAATTCGGAGCTGCACCTAATCCGTTCGATGGGCAGACTAAAGCCTATCGGTGGAAAACGGATAGGGAAGGTAATATCGTAGGCGATGTACCTGAAGATAAGAATAATCACGGCGTAAAGGCTGTTATTTATGGCCTCATAGACCGATTTAGTTATGGATATGTGTCGGAACGAGGACGGATTCGTGTAAAAAGGTGGTCTTAAATGGCGAAACGTAAGCCAGAAGATATTGTAAGTCTCGTAGAATCACATTATGATGCTACCGAGCCCCTGCGTCAGCGGATGCAGGACGACCACGCCCTCTATCGGCTTGAACCCTATGACGCAGGGGAAGGCTATCAGTCCTACACTTCCAATGAACCGCAAACTTTTGCGGAAAAGATAATTAACTGGATTAGCGGTGCGGACATGACTGTCCGTATACCCCATGATGGGGCAGATGCTGACCTCAGAGAGAAGAACGATCTCAAAGAACGATTCCTAATAGGTATCGAACGCTCTGCTAATGAACGCCTAAGCCGTATGATGCTACCCGATATTCGTGACCAGCTTTCTTGGTATGCAGCTATTAGGGGATGGTACGCAGGTAGAGCACTCCTTGCTAAACGGCCCGATGGCTCAACTTATGTCGACATAACACCGTGGGATCCACTTCATACTTACTGGTGCGTAGGCCCAGAAGGATTGGACTGGGCATGTTATAAGATGCCAAAGACCAAGGATCAGATATTTTCTCAGTATAATGTAAAAATTGATTGGGACTTGCCTAATAATACAGATGGAATCGAAGTATATGACTTTTATGACAAAGAAATGAATACTATCCTGATATCAAATGGGGCTGCAAAAAACCCATTGGTACAGGTAGTTAAGAAACAAACCCGCCATGGAGCTGATCAGGTGCCTGTTTTCATAGGCCCTGTAGGTGCCAACCCATATGTGGTAGCACTTTCGCAAAGTTCTATGGATGATACTATCGCAGATGTAGGAGAATCAGTCTTTCGTGCTACTCGTGATCTCTATCCGAAACATAATTTGATGATGAGTACTATGCTAGAACTCACAGCTAGATCACGAAGGCAGGGACTTATTGTCAGAAGTAGAGACGGTACGAAGGCACTCGACGAAGATCCGTATCTCGAAGGCTCTGAAATTAGCCTTGCTCAGAACGAAAATGTAGAACCATTGGGGCTTCTTGAAGTCGCAAAGGAGACAGGTGCCTTTATGGGTCTTGTCTCTGGTGAGATGCAAAGGGGATCACTCCCCTATAGCGTCTATGGAGAACTTCCCTTCCAGCTATCAGGGTTTGCTATTAATACTCTTAGGCAGGGTGTGGAAACCGTAGTAAACAAATACCTGAGATCGGTGGAAAAAGCGTACAAGATGATATTTAATCTGATATCCGATCAGTATGCAGCAGGCTCGTACAAGTCTATGGAACTATCAGGCATGGATAGGAATAGAGTGTTCTTTACTGAAAATATCAGCCCCGATATGTTGAAAAATACAGGGCAACCAGTTGTTAAGCTGGTAGGCCAGTTGCCACAGGACGATATGACTCGCTTCTCAATGGCTCAAATTGC